TGTTTGAGAGTTCGTTCTGCTGATGTAGCTTCTCTAGGCGAAGACGCTAACCCAGCATCTACAGATCACGATGTTGAAGGCGACACACCAACAAGAGCAACAACATCAGCTTTGTCTATCTCCTGGGTATTCTCCCTAGACGATGTTCAACAACCATCAAGCGGCGTTTTCACATACGCTAGCGGCTCACGTAACGCTGGTACAGCTATCAGTGCTCAGGCTGGTAACTCCTACAAGGACGTTCTCAGCGGATCAATCGACCGTTTCACAACCACTCTTCAAGGTGGTTTCGACGGCTACGACATCTCTGAGCGTGAACCATTTGCAAACAGAAAGATCGGTTCAACAGAAGAAGCTTCATACGAACTCTTCAGCTTGAGAAAGGCAATCAACATTGCTTCCGATCAAGACTTTGTGGAAATGAATGCTGTTACAATCCCAGGCGTCTGGAAGGCTGAAGTAACTGATTCTCTACTTGACATTGCTGAAGAGCGTGGCGACGCCTTGGCACTAGTTGACATTGAGTACGGCTACACCCCAGACACTGAAGACACAGGTAGTGCTCAAACAAGAAACGAAGGAAACACACCTACTCAAGCAGCTAACACCTTGGCTGATCGTAGCATCAACAACAGTTACGGTGCTACATACTATCCTTGGGTACGCATCCTAGACACAAACTCAAACCAGAACCTTTGGGTACCACCAACAGTACCAGCTTTGGGTGTTCTCTCTTCAACAGATAGATTGAACGCTCCTTGGTTCGCTCCTGCTGGCTTCACCAGAGGTGGCTTGAGTGAAGGTGCTGCTGGTCTACCAGTATTGGATGTTTCTAGAAGACTCACATCAGATGATCGTGACAGACTCTACGAAAACAACATTAACCCAATCGCTAAGTTCCCTGCTGAAGGTATTGTAATCTTCGGTCAAAAGACTCTACAGCAGACAGCTTCTGCTCTAGATCGCATCAACGTCCGCCGTTTGATGATCTTCTTGAAGCGTGAGATTTCATTCATCGCTTCCCGCCTCCTTTTCGGACCAAACGCAAAGGATACTTGGGATCGCTTCTTGGGTCAGGCTGGACCAGTTCTAGAAAGTGTTCGTGCTGAGTTTGGTATTGATGACTTCCGTCTAATCCTAGACGAAACAACAACAACTCCAGACCTCATTGATCGAAACATTATTTATGCTAAGTTGCTTGTCAAGCCAACTCGCTCCGTAGAGTACTTCGCAATCGACTTCGTGGTTACAAACAGTGGGGCAGCTTTTGAAGACTAGTTCAAAGGCAACAAAATATAATATCAAGGAGTAACATAAATAATGTCAAGCTTATTTTGGAACGACGTAAGAACTGAGCCAAAGCGCAGATTTAGGTTTGAACTTAAGTTTAGTAGCCGCACCCTAGGGCAAGGCGCTATTCCAGTATGGACAATCAAAACAGCCAGCAAGCCAAAGGCTAACGTCAGTACCATTGAACACCAGTACATCGACCACACATTCAAGTATCCAGGTCGTGTCACTTGGGATCCAATCTCCATTACTTTGGTAGACCCAGTTGACCCAGACTTGTCCTACGCTTTCTTGGACGTTCTCGGTGCTGCTGGTTACAAGTTCCCAACCACAGCTTCACGCTCCAAGCTCAGCTTGAGCAAGAAGCTTTTCGCTGAGCAGATCGGTTCTGTCTTCATCGACCAGATCGACGAAGCTGGCGAAATCATTGAGCGCTGGGAACTCATCAACCCATTCATTACTTCTGTTGACTTCGGTGGAAGTTTGGATTATACTTCTGACGATATGAACGAAGTAACCGTAGAAGTCACATACGACTGGGCTCGACTTACCCAGACTAAGGCTAACGGCAGAGATCAGACATCTGCTGCTGACTAAACGGAAGAAATAATATCGGTTACAATATAAAAAACGAAAGGTTATAAATGAGTCGCAACGAAAATAGAACAGGATTTCCTGAAGATTTTACTCCCCAAGACGATACACCAACACCTGCTGTTGCTACAACGGTAGGCGCTGGTGTACCTGCTGCCCAACCAACATTCTCTTGGTCAGTACCAACTGAGTTTGTAACACTGCCAAGTGGTGGACGATTCTACCCACAAGGGCACCCACTTCATAATAAGACCTCTGTAGAGATCAAGTATATGACTGCAAAGGAAGAAGACATTCTTACTTCCCGTGCATTGCTAAAAGAGGGTGTTGCCCTAGACAGAATGCTACAGAGCTTGGTTGTTGAAGAAGGTGTTCGCATTGACACCCTTTTGATCGGTGACAAGAACGCTCTTTTGGTGGCAGCAAGAAGAACAGGGTACGGACCAGGCTATCAGACATCAGTCACTTGTCCAGCGTGTGGCACCACAGATGAGTTTGAGTTCGATATCTCAGAGCCTTCAGTCACTGAGTATGAGCGTAACATTGAAGAGAACGCTGCTGTCCTCACAGATGAAGGGAACCTATTAATAACTTTACCAATGACAAATGCAGTCGTTGAGTGTAAGATGTTGACAGGTGCCGATGAACTAAGACTCTACAAAGAGTCAGAGCGCAAGGCAAAAAGAAAACAAGCTACAGGAACAATGACAGATATGTTCAGAAGCTACATTGTTAGCGTCAACGGACAAGAATCTCCATTGGTCATTGAGTCATTCATTCAAGCACTACCAGCAAGAGATGGTCGTATCCTTCGGAACACCTACTCAGCTTGTGTGCCAAATATTGATATGACACAGGTGTTTGACTGCACTAACTGCGGTCATTCGGCGGACATGGAGGTTCCGCTGAATACTGACTTTTTTTGGCCTGGATGATCAATACATAGAGAGCGTTTACGAGCAGCTATTCCAACTGAAGTATTATGGCGGTTGGAGTTTCTTTGAGTCGTACAACCTCCCTATCAGCGTTCGAGTATGGTTCCTAAACCGCTTGGCGGAACAAAAGAACCAAGAGCAAGAAGCCCAATCAAAAGCATTATCAAGTTCAAAGGGCAGGGGAAGAAAGTATACTCCGTAAAGAAATAGTTTATCAAACTACTTAATAAGCGTAGTACTAAGGGGGCTTTCCTGTGCAAATCGATTTTGAAAATGATGTTTTAGATCTCACACAGTTTCGAGGCAAACAACTTAACGAGAATATTCTCCACGTCTTTGCGGCTTGGATCGAGTATCTCTTGTCTAAGATGTTCAAGGGAAGGCGAGTTCCTGTACGTGTTAAAGGGAACAGAATAGAAGTAGAAAGATTTACTGACGCCTTGGTAAACGAGAAAAGATATCTTGACTTCATTAAGAAGTACGGTCTAGACGACCCTATGACCTACAAGCAAAAAGCCAAGCTTCAGGTCGCTATCAACAGATTCGAAAGAGAAGCTGGTATCAACTGGCCCATCAAGGGATAGGGCTAGGTCGTGGCAAACGAAAGTTTAAAAGAACAGTTAGCCCTCCTGAAGCAGCAAACTAAGGAGCTAAAAGATCAGTCTCGTATCGCTGAAGATATGAAGAGTCTCTATGGTGAAGACAGTATTTTTTACAAGAACGCAATAAGGGTTCAAAGAGGATTTCAGGATTCACTAGAGGGGACAACCGAAAAGGTAGAGAAACTCAAGAAAGCTTTATCTGATTATAACTCGGCTCTAGACAAAGTAGGAAGCACGATTGGTCAGGTTGCTCCAGGAATGGATAAATTAACATCCGCATTCAAGAAGAATGAGGAAGGGATAATAGACGGAAAAGAAGCTGCTGACTCGTTTATTGCAAGTATGATTTCGATGGCAGCGACCATTGAAGAGACTAACGTAGCACTTGCAAAACAAACAGGCTTTGCCACAGCTTTACAGCAAGATGTTATTGACCTTGCATCAAGTCACGACGGCTTGTATCTTTCTATGTCTGAAAGTAGGGAGGTTGTCGGAGCACTTTCAACAGGCTTTAGGATGTATAACGCCCAAAACAAGCAGACTCGTAGAGAAGTCAATGATCTAGCTGGGCGCTTTAAGGTACTAGGGGTTGACGCTTCTGCAACCGCCACAGTCATCGACCAGCTTAATGAAGGTTTTGGGTTGACCACCTCAGGTGCCATCGCCGCAGCCGCAGAGTTGGAAAACTTGGCTATCAGAACTGGTATGCCACTGGCTTCAGTTGTCAACGACTTTCAAGATCTTGCACCTCAGATGTCCAGGTTCGGATCAGACGGTGTTCGAGTCTTTACAAGATTGAACGAACAAGCGAGAACCCTGGGTCTGACAACACGTCAGGCTTTTGACCTTTCGGAATTGTTTGATACTTTTGAGAGTTCCGCCGATGTTGCTGGCAAATTGAACGCACAGTTGGGCTTGCAACTAAACTCTGTCGAACTTATGGCAGCCTCTTCTGAAGATAGGCTTAAGATCTTGCGTGCAGAGTTTGATATGGAAGGTATGCGTTTTGATCAGATGTCTCGCCGCCAAAGGCAAATGGTTGCTGAGATATTACAGACGGATGTGATGACCGCTGAGCGCCTTTTAGGCGACCCAATGGAATTGAGAAAGTTTCAAAAGGAACAAGAAAATAATGCAGAAAGAGTGAAAGCCTTTACAACCGCTATGGATAAGTTCAGGGCAGTATCAGAGCAGTTGTTTATTAACCTTGAACCACTACTAACAGGAATGATGTCACTTTTTGGTGGTATTGCAGAGTTTTTCAATGATGTGATGTCCTTGCCTTTCTTTGGGGCAGTCATCAGCTTTGCTGGCACAGTTTTAGCAGTCTTAGTTAAACTTGGTGTTGCTGGCACTGGTCTGACTAACATCCTTACATCTTTGGCAGCAAAGATTGCTCCAGTCCTTTCTATTGTTTTGGCTATCAAGGACATACTAGGGGCTTTTGGGTATGGCACTGGTGGCGACCCTAAAGCACAAAAGTCATCTGCACTTAAGTCAATTGGCGGCATCGTTGGCGGCATTGCAGGCTTTATAGCCGGTGGTCCTGTGGGTGCTGCGATTGGCTACGGACTAGGCAGAACTGCTGCTACTAGTATTATACCTGTTGACGATGCAATATCTGGTCCTGGCGGGATTGCTTACGCAGTGCGCCCCTCGTCATCATCTGCTCAAACAGGGCCAGTTATTTCTCAGGCTGGCAGACCAACTATGGTCGGCGGACCAAGAGATACAGCAACTCTTAGTAGGTCTGGCGGAACTATGGATCAGACGGCAGCAAAACTTGATAAACT